CTTTTTTCTTCGGCCTGTTAGCTTGTTTAAAATCAACTATTGCATCAACGCCATTGTGACTGCAAACCAGGTCAGTAGACCCAGCGTATAGCCCAGGATAATACATCGTGACTTCTGAGCCGTAATACTCTTCCACCGGTGCAAGACCAATCTCAATAACTTTTTCGGCCATGGCTTTCGCCTCCTGTCCGAGCCCTGTAAGATCATCGTAACCAGTGCCGAGTATATAGTGTTCGAGGAATTTGTGCATGGAAGTCCCTCGCTTACTAGATAAATTTTTAATTCGCTCTGCTTGTTCTTCTCCAACTTTAGCCTTCCAATCTTTTAAGAATTGTTGATTTTTGGTTTTGCCTAATACAGTAGTTACAGATGGAAGTCTATACCCTGCTACATCATAGATCCGTGATCCATGTTCCATGAGCTGTTTTCCGTCAACGTAGTTATATTTATCGTTCTTCTTCATCGTCTTTCATAACTTTATTTATTATATAATAAGCGGCTATGGCGCCAACAAACATGGCGCCCATACCGAACAAAAACATACCTAGTCCATGAAACATTGTCATTTTTTATCTAGGTATTTGGGAGCAAATTTTACTATATTATTTAGCGGAGCAGAATCATGCACATTACCACTAACAGAAATTCTAGTTACATCAGATTTATAAGGCGCAACCCAATGTTTTAACCAGGCAGGAAAGATAAACATATCATTCTCTTCCGGCATAAAAGACATATAAGTTACACAATCTCTTGGTCCATTACCATAGATAAACTGGATACCACCAGGACCACAGCTCTTACCAATATATTCTTGGTTTTCTATTTTAAGTTCTTTGGGTATTTGCAGGTAAGTAACAAAAGATAGTTTACCATCATGATCGTGTGGTGGATTAAACTCATTAGCTTTTTGATAATTAATCCACAAAGCAGACAATATATACTCAGGTTTCTTTTCATATTTTTTATTCGTATATTGTTCAAAAGCTTGGTCGTATATACCCAAACACTGTGATAGTTCTGGTAGTAATTTATTTTTAGATTCCTCAGAGTATCCTGTTTCTTTGTTTAAGATACCTGCTAGTTTATCTCTATAATCCATTTTATTATTTTTAGCTTCATCTAATAAAGTTTTTTTAAATCGATCAGATATTTTCATTCTGACAACGCATGGTCCCCAGTTAAATATTTGTATATTTATTTTCTTTTGTGTCATTAAACCTCCAAACTCATTATTTGTTTATATTTTTCTAAATCTACAACATTACCATTCATTACTTGGCCGCCGTAATGATCAATTATTTTTTGTATACCTTCCATCTTTACATGTGTGTATGGCCAAAATAATCTTGCAACATAATATGCATCTCTAAATTGACATCTCCATCTCCATTGTTTTTTCCAACCAACTGTGTATGGAGTCTTGTATCTCTTCTCTCCAACCGTGCCAACACCTAATACTTCATGCACCCAACGTAAAACAGACTCATCTGTCATTGCCATCTCCATGCGTATCGACCATGTCGGATATGCTTTCTTTTGATGTTTACGTTTACGCATGTATTGTTTGTAAGTAATACACCCTTCGCCATCAAACAAACCTGCAATGTAACTTATATCAGTTTCAGATACCATTAGTGTATGCTCCCCTCAGGTTCAGGATCATCTGGCACCATAGGTACCTCAACTGTTTCGTAAAATTCACCTTCTGAATCACAGTCCCAACATTGATGTATTTGACTATTGTCTCTAAAGTCAAGTGATGTGTCCCCCGTTGCAACTCTGATATACCCATTTCCATGGCAAGTATCACAGATAAATTTTTTAACCTGTTTTATTTTTAGCTTTGCCATTTAATTTTCTCGCTTTCTCGTTTGTAATAACTTCTATTGTTTTAGATATAGATAATTTACCATCGGGCAATATAACCTTTGATAACTTCTCTAAAACAGCGTATGTTTCTTTTGATAGCGAAACATTCTTGTATTTACTCATGTCTGTCATGTGTGTTTCCTTTCATAATTAGATTGTTTATATAATATATAATATAGGATTGTCAATGAAATTTGTATTAATGTTAATAATGTGCTCTGGAATATCTGGCCAATGCATAGAGCCTTTTGAATGGCCTGAAAGATTTGACACAATGTACGAATGTTTACAATATGGTTATGGTGAATCATCTAAAAAATTAGCAGAAATAGGACCTGATACAGTCAACGAGGCTTACGCTCATATTAAATTTTATTGTCAACCTGTTACTGAAACTTGACATGACTCATTGTAAGTGATAGTGAGGATTATCTTCTCACCATTTACCTACCCTTTTTATTTCCCTCTCTATACAGGGTAGGTTTTATCTCATTATACAACCATAAAAATGACCACTGCCGTCATTCATTACATGAGCGTTAACAGGATAGTCATAGTATGTTGTTAGTTTCAAACGTAGTATGTCACACAAATCAAATAAGTCTAGTTCGTTTACCAATAAAGACATATGTTCCATCATCTGTTTTGTTACAGGAACTAATTGATAAACGCCATC